CCCAATGACTCTCAATAGTATCTCCATGGATGATCAATATGAAGGAGATTTTACAACTAGAAGAGCACTAACATATACACTAGATTTTACAATTAAGACATACTTATTCGGTCCAGTTGCAAGTTCCTCCGATGGTCTCATCAGAGAGGTTCAAGTTGACTACCATGGAGATCCTGTCAATCGTAAGAATTCTTCCAGAATGCTCAGATACAAGACTGAGGTCAGAGCAATCAAAGACTACGATAGTGATGAAACAACTACGATCACTGAAGATCTTAACCTTAGAGAGACTGCTATCGATCTGACTTATGCAGGTCAACTAGTAGAGGGTGCATACATCCAAATCGATTCTGAATCGATGAGAATTAGATCCATCACTGGAAATCAACTATTGGTTGAAAGGGGTGTAGATGGTACAACTATTGCAGAACACGCAGCAGGTACCGCAGTCAACGTCATCGATAATAGAGATGATATTCTCATCTCCCTTGATGATGAATTTGGTTTCAGTGAGTATCGTTATGAATACGATAGTGATGGAAAAGTTTTCAGTCCAAGTAAGGGTCAAGACGTATGAATTTTGAAGACATCGACAAGGCTTTAGATATTGAGAGTAAACCAGTAGAAACTGAGGTTGTAAAGAAAGAGAAAAAACCTGAAATTAAAAAAGTTCACTCCCAGGAGGAACAAATTCAGAAAGATTATGAATATACTCGTGGAAACCTTTACTCTATTATCGAAAAGGGTCAAGAAGCTATCGATGGTATTTTAGAACTTGCACAAGAATCAGATTCTCCCAGAGCATATGAAGTTGCAGGTCAGTTGATCAAAAGCGTTGCAGATTCAACTGATAAATTGATGGATCTTCAGAAGAAATTGAAGGATGTCAATAAAGAAGAAAAAGGTGCAACACCTACTAACGTTACTAATAACGCCGTATTTTTGGGTTCAACTGCAGAGTTACAAAAGTACTTAAAGAGTTCAATGAAATCTGATACTAAATAATAATACGCAAAAGTATTAGTATAAGAATGGAAAGGCTTTCTTTTAAAGAGTGGCAAGTTCTGTCCGACCTAGAAGTACTCGATTCTATTCCCGAGGACTTCGAGTTTTCAATGGCTCGTGGAGAACTTAAAACTATCAAGAGATCTGTTGATAGAATCATGAAGCACCTCGGTGGTGAGGGTGATCTAGAGGCATGGGTTCAGTCTAAAATTACCAAGGCTAATGATTATCTGAATAGTGTCTCCAACCACATGGATGGTGGCGAAGATGATACTAAGAAAGAAGTAAAAGAAGGTAAGTCAAAGTGTGACTGCGATTGTGGTAAGGTTCCTTGCGTAGAGTGTGGTGGTGATCATCACAAGAATGAACTCAAGGAAGAGAAGTGCGGTGATGGAATGTATTACTGCAAGACCAGTAAGAAGTGTAAGAAGATCCCTAAGGGTTATCGTGTCGGTAAAGACGGAATGCTTGTAAAAGGTGTCCGTTGGCAGGATTCGGATGGCGATGGTAAGTGGTACGAACCAGGTGATGATGTCTCCGAAGGCAGTAACCCTAGTTTTGAAGTCAATAAAAAGAAAGAAGTACCAGAAGTGCCTACTCAAGGACCCGAAGTTCCTAAAGACATGACTTTTAAGACTTCGGAACTTACTAAGAGAATCGGAAAAAATATAAAGAAAATTAAGAACGATCCAAATCATCCAGTCAATAAATTAAACAAAAAAAGAAAACTGAGTGAAGGTGCAGTAGAAGATCTAGAAAAGGGAATGGAAACTCTTAAGTCCATTACCTATGATTCTATTGATGGTCTGATGAAGAAAATTGCAGAGGATCATGACATCTCTACGACCAAACTTCATTACATGTTTAAAGCAAAGCATGACATGACCCCTGATGATTGGGCAGAGAAGAATCTCAAAGAAGAAATGTCTAACTGGAGACAGGACTTGGATGAGAAGTGCTGGAAGGGTTATGAGAAGAAAGGTATGAAGACTATGTTTGGAAAGAGATATCCAAACTGCGTCAAGAAAGAGGAAAAGGATCCTTTTGGTAGACCTGGTGGGAAGTATGGTGGTGTTCCCAAAAAGGGTAGTGGATATGATAAGGCATATCAAGCCAATATGAAAAAGATCAAAGAGTTAGAACAGAAAGAGGAGACTGAAGTTATCCGTGAAGAGGGTGATAACAAAGTTACACCCATCAACAAAGGCAAAAGAATGGATGCTAAAAAGCAGGCCATGAAGGATATGGGTAAAACACCATACGATCTGAATACTTCTAGAAGGAGGGCTAAGGGTCAAGGGATCCTAGATAATCTGCTGGGAAAGCCCCCAACGACTGAAGAAGTCGTTTTAGAAAAAAGAGATGGTAAATCTGCCAAGTCCAAGGGATATTCCCTTCGTGACTGGTTCAAAGGTGGTGGATGGGTACAAGCAGGTGGTAAGTACGATGGAAAACCATGTGCAAAGCAACCAGGTCAAACCACAAAACCTTTCTGTCGTGATGCAGACGATCGTGCTGCAATGACTAAAGACGAGAGGGAAAAGAGAGCTGCAAAGAAACGCAGAGAAGATCCAAATCCAGAAAGAAAGGGTAAGGCGAAGATTGTTACCGAGGGACAAGGAGAAACTGCCAAACCAAGAACTAAAAATCTCCAGAGACCTATAGGTAAACAACCTAAGGCAAGTTATAGAGACCAGATGAGGGCGAAACAAAGACAGGAAAGACTAGAAAGACAAAAGAGTGTTGATAGTTCTACACAGAGAGGACCAACTGCTTCTAAAGAAGCAAAGAAGGCAGAAGAAAAGAGAAAACAGAATGATCCACGAGCTTCAAGACTTCGTGGAACCATTGCTGATAGAATGGCGCAGGGTGCAAGAGAACATGGACTTGGAGAGGCGAAGATTGTTACCGAGGGAAAGGAAGACAAGGCAAGAAGATCAGAACTAGCAAAGAAACATGGACTTGATATGACTAAGCCTGGTTCAAGGGCAAAGTTAGCACGTCTAATGAAGGCAGATACCATCTCTAAAAAGAGAAAGGAAAGTGGTGATGTTAGAACTGATAAAGAAGTAAGAAAAGACAACGCTATCAATAGAAAGGAGATTGATAAGGAAAGACAGGCTCTAAAACAATCTAAAACTAAAAAAGGAACTGAAGCAAGAAGAAGAGTCGATAAAAAGTTGGACGACTTCAGAAGGGAACTCAGAAGTTCTGATAAACCTGCTGAAGCACCACCAACTAGACAAAAGGTCAATGTAAAAGTTGGCACAAAAGTGGATAAACCCGCTGATGGACCAAAGACTGGTAGAAATAAACCCACTGCTGAGAAGCGTGCTGATAGAAAGTCCTATGAAGCACAGCAACGCAGGAATCAAAAAGAGGATATGAAGGAAGGGTTAGTTGCCGAAAAGAAAGATGCTTGCTATCATAAGGTCAAATCACGTTACTCCGTGTGGCCTTCTGCATATGCATCTGGTGCTCTAGTCAAGTGTCGCAAAGTCGGTGCAAAGAACTGGGGCAACAAAACCAAAAAAGAAGGTTATGAATTTTCTGATTGGAGAGATGACTTCAAACCAACAGAAATTCAATCATTCGACATCGTAAAGGCAGAACCTCTGGTTGATGTTAATTCCATCACCGAACCCGTACAATTGGCAACAGAAGATTATCAAAGACTACAATCTACTGGTAACGTTTTCTGTATAATGCTAACGTGGAGAGGTCAGCCTTATAAGGTGCAACTTTTCTTCCCAGGTGGGTCTAGACCTTCCAGAGAAGAAGTCAAGGGTGAAGTAGATAAACTTTATCCTGGTGCAGTAATTTCGCATTACTATCCAGCACCTACTGATCCCACTCAACCAATTGTAGTTATTCAGAGGTAATTTAAATGGACGACAAAATCGAACTCTCAAACTTAAGTAAAGCGCTCGAGTTTGAGAAACAATCTAGGGAAATTGATAAAATGACTCTAACTGAAGCGAGAGAGTTCGCAAAGTCCTACCTTAAACTTTACTTCAAACAACAAGAAGTAGTATCGTCAATCGCAAATATGTAATTTTTTATGACTGATCAGGTATATCTTGGTAACCCCAATCTGAAAAAAGCCAACGTTGCAGTTGAGTTTACTCAGGAACAGGTTATTGAATTTATTAAGTGCAAAGAGGATCCCGTTTATTTTGCAAAAAACTACATCAAGATCGTTTCTCTTGATGAAGGTGAGATCCCCTTTAACATGTATAAGTTCCAAGAAAAATTAATTGAGAACTTCCATAATAATAGATTTAATATCTGTAGAATGCCTCGACAGACGGGTAAGTCCACTACATGTGTGTCTTACCTTTTGCATTATGCAGTGTTTAATGATAATGTAAATATTGCAATTCTTGCTAACAAAGCTTCCACCGCACAGGACCTTCTCGGAAGGTTACAATTTGCGTATGAGAAGTTACCTAAATGGATGCAACAGGGTATTGTATCTTGGAACAAACGATCGCTTGAACTGGAGAATGGATCAAAGATTATCGCCGCGTCTACTTCTGCATCTGCTGTCCGTGGTGGCTCCTATAATGTCATCTTTCTGGACGAGTTCGCATTCATCCCGAATCACATTGCTGATGACTTCTTTGCCTCTGTTTATCCTACTATCTCGTCAGGTAAGTCTACAAAAGTCCTGATCGTTTCTACCCCCAAGGGTATGAATCACTTCTACCGCATGTGGCATGATGCGGAAAGGGGAAAGAATGAATATATTCCAACTGATGTTCACTGGTCTGAAGTCCCAGGTAGGGATGCGAAGTGGAAAGCACAGACTATTGCAAACACATCTGAACAACAATTCAAGGTTGAGTTTGAGTGCGAATTCCTTGGATCTGTTGATACTCTGATCTCAGCGCCCAAGTTGAGATCAATGACTTATGATGATCCAATCAAGAGAAACGCAGGATTGGATATCTACAAAGAACCAGAAAAAGATCATAATTATATCCTCACAGTTGATGTTGCTCGTGGTGTAGAAAAAGATTATTCTGCGTTCGTTATATTTGATACTACTACTTTCCCGTATCAACTTGTAGCAAAATACAGGAACAATCAAATTAAACCAATGTTGTTCCCAAACATCATTAAAGATGTTGCTACATCATATAATAAAGCATTTGTCCTTGTAGAAGTTAATGACCTAGGAGAACAAGTGGGTCAGATTCTTCATATGGATCTGGAATATGATAATATCCTGATGTGTTCTATGAGAGGGCGTGCAGGTCAGATTGTCGGTCAAGGATTCTCTGGTAAGAAATCCCAGATGGGAGTCAAGATGTCTAAGACTGTCAAAAAGACAGGATGCATGAATCTCAAGACTCTACTTGAAGACGATAAACTAATTATTAACGACTACGATATTATAAGTGAACTAACTACTTTCATTCAAAAGTCAAATTCATTTGAAGCGGAAGATGGATGTAACGACGACCTTGCAATGTGTCTAGTTATTTTTGCATGGTTGGTCATGCAAGATTATTTCAAAGAGATGTCTGATCAGGATGTTCGTAAGAGAATTTATGAAGATCAGAGAGATCAAATTGAAGCAGATATGGCACCATTTGGATTTATCTCTGATGGTTTAGAAGGTGGAGAAAGTTTTATAGATGAGAATGGTGATAGATGGCATATGGATGAATATGGTGATCAATCATATATGTGGGAGTTCAACTGATGGATATTGAAGACCAGTTTGAACTTGGTCATCTATTTTTAGCGCAGAGAACTTGCAGAAGTTGCGGTCAAACCAAAGACTTATTAGATGGATTTTACTTGACAAGAAAGAGTAGAGGCAGTCTGCCATCTGCATATTCATATGAATGTAAAGTGTGTACTATTGATAGAATTACTAAGAGAAGACGTGTTGCAAGAGACCATACACGTTGGGAATATCCTGACTGGTAAAGGGTTCATGTGTTGTTTCCCCTCTGAAAAAGGTCAAAATTCTAAATATTAGCAGTCATATGAATCTTCTTCAGAGGGAAAGACATGTCGCTTAATCTAGTATCACCAGGCGTAAAGGTTAGGGAAGTTGACCTAACTGTCGGAAGAATTGATCCTGTATTTGACCAAGTTGGTGGTTTCGTCGGACCCTTTGCTAAAGGTCCAGTTGGAGAACCAGTTCTGATCGAAACGGAGCAAGATCTTCTAGCAACATTTGGTAAGCCCAGCGAGACCGATGGACAAAACGAATATTGGTTGACCGCTTCCGCTTACCTTTCTTATGGTGGAGTTCTAAACGTAGTTAGAGCAGACTCTACGAGTTTAGTAAACTCTCACGTATCAGTAACTGACTCTGCAGTAGCAGGTCTTAAGATTACTGGAACCGAAGACTACGAAAACAATCATCAGTATGATACCACTTGGAAGTTCGCAGCAAGAAACCCAGGTAGTTGGGCAGATGAACTAAAGGTTGCAGTTATCGATAATGCAGCTGACCAAAGACTTGGACTCGGTACATTCGGTCTTCAAGTCGGTTATGCAGTAACAGTTGGTGTTTCCACTTCCTATGCAGGAACAGATGGAACAGTAAAAACATTCAACGGATATCTAAAGAGTATCATTACTCAGATTAATGTTGGTAGTGTTGACGTTAAGATTCTCAGCAAGTACGACATCGACAACGATGAGTGGACAGAAGCTGAGTACACCCAGAGTGGTTTAGGTAGATTCATTGGTGGAGCAGATCAGTATATCCAAGCATTTAACAACGTTGGTGTTGCAGATTCCTTGGAGAAACTAAGATCTACAGATGGTGGAACAGTTTCTTCTGGTTCTACTTCTATCCAGTTCCCAAGTACTTTTGATCTTTCTATCCTAGATGAGAACGATTTTATCACTTCTCTAAACGGAACATTCACTGGAAGAATTCATTCTGTTGATAATACCAACAACATTGTTTTCTCCGATACTGCATCTCCAGTATCCCTTGCATCTACGACTATCGTATTTAAGTATGCAAGAAATTCGGGTGATGGTACTGCAGACAGAGGCGAAGGTCTTCTAACTGATACTGGATTCACTGCAATTGACTGGTATGAGCAACAGAAGATTACCCTAGCAAGTGGTGATGTCTTCTGGAAGAACATTGCTCCAAAACCAGGTACTTCTAACTACG